CGCCATGTCTACCTACTTCTTCTTTGTACCTTTCTTAGGTGGTCTGCCTTTTTTAGAACCGTAGGTTCCAGGTCCGTATGGTGCCATAGTTAAAAATTAATGTTTGAACGCTCTAGTTTTTCGAGAATTGCTTCTCTGTATGCAGGATCATCAGCATATCTATCATCCTCCATAGCTTTAATCATTTCAGCTTGACTCTTGAATACATCAGCTGTTTGTTTAGGTGCTTTACCAGTAACCATTCTTCCGTCTCTACCAGACTGATCCTGATACTTGAGAGCTAATGTTTGTACAGCAAAGTATGCAGCTAAGGGATTACCTAACTCCATCACTGCGTCATACATATTGATCTCTTGCTCAGGTACATTCTGGTTAGCCCAAGACATCATGTTGTTGTAGTTATCTGAACCACCTACAAGACCATGTATTTGTTGTACGTCTTGCTCTGTGAACTCCCTTGACTGAGGAGTATTTTGAGAATCTTGCCTTTGCTGCATTGCCATCTTAGCAACCTCAACAGGGTCCATACCCTTAAGCTTCTCAAAGGTTTCCTGAGTTAGTTTGTTCTTACTACCTTCATCCCATAACTGGTCAAGGATATTCTGCTCTTTATCTTTTGGAGCTTCCTCATCAGGTTCAGTTTTTGATTCGGCTTTATCTGAAACCTCTTCAGATTTTTCGCCTAATTTTTTTTGGAGTTCTACATAAGCACTCTCCAATTCTTTGGCATCTTTATATTTACCAGCAAGTAGGTTCTCTTGCTGACGTTCCATATCTTCTCCTATTAAAAGAGAGTCTTTTTCTTCTGTTGACAAGTCAGTAACTGATTCTGCATTCTCAGTATTAGTTACTGGTTCCATTGATAATGTTTGCTCTTCGCTCATACTTCTTGTGGTGGTGCTTGCATTTGTTCAGCCATTGCAGGGTTCTTAGTAGGGTCCATCATTGGAGTCTTCATTGCTTGTACTCCTAACTCTGCCTGTTGTTGCTGCATAGCCATTTGTTGTGCTTGTTGCTGTTCAGCCTGTATCTCTTGCATTGATCTGACAAGGTTCAATACATCAATACCTGATGCTGCAGCTAAGCGTTTAATAACTTCCTCTGGATTTATATACTTCTGTACAGCCTCTGGACCCATTGTATTAGCTACGACCTGTAAGAACTGACCTAAGCTTTCTCTATCCTGACCTCTACCTAGTGCATTAACACCAGCTACGATGGTAGGTTTTACAATGTCCTTTGGTAGACGTGGTATCTTTCCATTCTTTTGGAATTGATTAAGTATTCGATTTAAATATGGAAGTAAGAACTCAGTAGTTAATAGTGAGAATAGTCCACCTAACTGTTGTTCTAACTCCATCTGTGTGAGGCGTACCTCTTCCGCTGTTGTGCGTTCACTTTGTCTGACTTGCATAACTAAGAACGCATCATTAATACGACGTTCTAGTTGTTGCATCATTTCAAATGCAG